CTGGACGACATGCTGGATGAATATACAGGATGGCTGACTGTTGGTATGGGTCTGCACCACCAGTACCAAGGTAGTTTTTTGGGTTTAGAGCTTTGGGACAAGTGGAGCCAAGGTTCAAGCAAGTACGACACCAAAGCATGTGGTGAGAAGTGGGCGACATTTAGGCGTTCAAGTGGAGCGACCCTCAAATCACTGATATTTCACTCTAACCAAGTTAGGGTTCAGGCTGCGCTCAACAGTGGCGAGATCATATTGGACGTTAACACACCTTATATCAGCGCTGAGAAGTTCTTGGAGGCCAAGTACAGTTCTGAAGAGGGCCTGACACTGGTACACTATGCTGGGGACTTCCACCTTCATGTCAGCACACATTACCGATTGCTGGAGGAAAGTACCGTCAGGTCTGAGCTTTACAAATTTTTACAGAGTTGTAAGAAGGTGGACAGAAAGGGCAACGTGCTGCCGTTCTCAGCGAACCAGTCTGTGGTGACGAACATCATTGACGCACTGAAGGCACAAACCCACCTTGAACAGATTCCACAGACTTCGCCACCAGTTTGGCTACCAGCATTTGCACAGAACAAACCAGTAGCGGAAAAGCTGGTGTCGATGAAGAATGGCCTGTTTCATTTAGAACAGGAGATCCTACTGCCACATTCACTGGGGTTCTTCAATCAACACTCACTGCCATTTGAGTATGACCCACAGGCACAAAGCCCACAATGGCGGGCATTCCTGAGCGATATTTGGGAAGGTGACCAGGAGACGATTGAATGCCTGCAAGAGATCTTTGGGTATATCCTGAGTGGTGATACCATGCAACAGAAGTTCTTCAACATCATTGGGCCAAAACGAAGCGGCAAGGGGTCGATCAACCGAGTGTTGGTGGACTTACTTGGCCAACACAATACAGTTGCGCCCCAGTTGGAAGAGCTGACTGAAACGTTTGGGCTACAGAGCTGGATTGGTAAACCGCTGGCTTCGTTCACCGACTGTCGTGCGCCAGATAGGGGACGGTCTGGTGTGGTGAGCCAGTTGTTGCGGATTGTTGGCGGGGACACGGTGACAGTCAACCGCAAGAACCGAGAAGCTTGGAACGGGTATTTGCCAACACGAATTGTGATGTATTCCAACGAGGCATTGCAGTTGACAGAAAACTCTGGCGCACTGACGGGCCGCATGATCGTTTTAAAGATGTCTAAATCGTTTTTTGGCAAAGAGGATACGACCCTAACCACCAAACTGAGATCGGAGCTTCCAGGCATCTTTAATTGGAGTTTGGAAGGGTTGCGGCGCAGGTTGGCACGAGGTGGCCAGTTTTTACAACCTGCCACGGGTAATGAGTACTTGGATTTGATGCAGGAACTTGGTAACCCGATTGGGTCGTTCGTTGAGGATGCCTTGGAGATGGATCCAATGGCCAAGGTGAGCAAGGATGATGTGTTCAGTGCATACAAACACTGGGCGCTCAAGAAGAGTCTACCACCTGGCACGGAACTTGCTTTCAAGCGGCGCTTTTTGGCGGCGGTTCAAGAGCATCATGTGATTGCAGACCTTGAGAGGAATGGAGGGGCTAGACAGCATGTATACAGAGGTGTTAAACTTAACCCCAAAGCACAAAATTTTGTGGATTCTATTAAATCATTTGACGAGGAGATTTTCTGATGGACAGTAAGCTGATGCAGCAAAAGATCGTTGAGCAAGAACGATTGATTGCCCAATTGAAAGAAGAAATTAAAGAACTTCAAAAACGGAACTATGACTTGCAAGAGTTGTTGAAACACAAATGAAAAACAAACGACCACATTCCAAATTAATCAAAGCCTGGGCCAACGGGGCTATTATCCAATTTAGAGACATGAAGACTGGAAAATGGGAAGACTGTTGGGATAATGATCCCTCATGGGACGAAAATTTAGAGTACCGCATCAAGCCAGACACCATCGAGGCAGACGACATGGTGGTGATGTACGCATGGGCCAACCTGCACGACTTGGAGATTGACCTGACCCCCGACCAGCACTCGATGGACAACTTGCGTTTGGTGTTTGATAGGCAGCATGGACACCTGCTCAAAGCCGAGGTGATTAAATGAACAAAATGATCGCAAAATTATATGACCAAGCCTTGGTTATTGAAAACAATGGTGACTATGTTGCAGGTGAATTGGATCCTGCAAAGTTCGCCGAGTTGATTGTTAGGGAATGTATTGATACTGCCTTTCATAGAGGACATCCTGATTTAGAATTTTTGTTGAAACATTTTGGAATTGAACCATGACTGACGAACAAATTATTGAGATGGCTAGACAGGTTGGCATAAAACGGCGCACTGATAATTTTTTCTCAGAATATTGTGACGGTATTTATGATGATGATCTTAAAGCCTTTGCCAAACTGGTAGCACAGCATGAGCGTGAGGCGTGTGCAGAGTTGCGCAAAACTTTGTCAGCCATTCCAAATAGCCATGTTCCACAATTACAACCAGCAGTTGATTCTGCGCTTGATTTTTATGCCGAAAGAATCCGAGCAAGGGGACAAGCATGAAAACCTCACAGATTGCATTTTTAATGAGTGCCGTTTACCTATCCCCTAACTTGCCAATTTGGTTGGCTAATCTCTGCGGTATCGCGTGTTTCGTGGCTGCAATCATGTTGAGAGGTGAAGAATGAGAGTCATTGGCATCGACCCCGGCGCATCTGGCGCCATTGTTCTCTTGGAGGACGGCCAGCCCATCGAATGGACTGCCATGCCCACCTACAAAGTCGGCACGGCTACTCGAGTCAATGCGGCTGCGCTGTACGACTTTATTGCATCGTGCTGTGCTACTCATGTATACATTGAGCAGGTGCATGCAATGCCCGGACAGGGTGTGACCTCAATGTTCAACTTTGGCCACTCCTGCGGGACTGTAATGGGCGTTATCGGGGCTATGGGACTGCCCAGCACCTTGGTGACCCCACAGGCTTGGAAAAAGGCCGCAGGACTGATTGGCAAGGACAAGGACGCCGCACGTTCAAGGGCGATCCAGTTGTGGCCAACATGGAAAGACCTCGGAACAAAAGCAAAAGGCCAAGCGTTGGCTGATGCGGCATTGATTGCGAGGTTTTCATGAACCACGCTGACATCAACCCCCTTAAGGCCATCGAGTACATCTACTCGAACGGCGCCAAATACGCACAGGCAAAGGCCGAACTGACGTACCTCGAAGATGTATAATTTTTGCGTGGATAGTTCGACGGAACGAAAAGCAGACTGAACCCCTGCCTTCCACAATCTTTTTGGGTTTAATCATGTGAGGTTCAACATGGAGCAATGGATTGAGGCCGTTGGATGGCCAGAATACGAAGTTTCCTCGTTTGGAAATGTTCGTCGAATTGTCAAAACAAAATCAAAAATTTATACGAGGCCAGTTGTGCCTTGGGAAAAGAAAAACGGCTATATGACGGTCGTTTTATCATGCTACCCATTCAGAAAATATTTTCTTGTTCATAGGCTCGTATTTGAATCTTTCAATGGCCCAAAAGAAGGTTTAGACATTTGCCACAACGATGGCACAAGGACAAATAATAAGCTGGACAATTTAAGGGCCGATACACGCTCTGGAAATATGGCTGATACAGTCAAACATGGAACCACAAACAGGGGCGAGCGTTGCGGCTCAAATAAATATTCTGAAAACAAAATTAGAGAATTCAAGCTTGATTTGAAATCTGGTATGAGGGTTGCGGAAGCATGTAGAAAGCACTCCATTCCTTTGCCAACTGGATATGGAATTTCAAAAAATGCAACATGGAAATGGTTAACAATATGAGCACACAAAAAGACATAAATGATGCCGTGACGTATATTTATACGGAAGGACAAAAATATGCTCAAGCAAAAGCAGATGTTACATATCTTGAAGGGTTTCTAAAAAGCAAAAAAGCACTTTTGATGAAAACAGCTATGTTCAATGGCGTCAAAACAGTAGCGGCTGCTGAAATTGAAGCTTACTCCGATTGTGAATACATTGAACTCTTAAAAGGATTAAAGGCTGCCACAGAAATAGCCGAAGGTTTACGTTGGGGTCTTGTAGCGGCTCAGGCTCGCATCGAAATTTTTAGAACCGTTGAAGCAAGTAATCGCATGATTGATAGGGCAACATCATGAACAACAAACTGAACGCCAGAGAACGTGCCTATGTGGCCATGATCAAGTGCCTTCCCTGCTCGGTATGCGGTCAGGAAGGCCCATCGGATGCCCACCACACAAAGCAGGGCAACCAGTACACC